GGGAGAAGACTTACTTCCGTAGAGTGTCATGATATTGTTTGTAAGATTGCGGAGATAGTAGTAGTAGGGGGTGTACGTAGAAGCGCCCTCATATCCCTCTCAAACCTCTCTGATGACCGTATGAGACACGCTAAGGCAGGGCAGTGGTGGAACGATTATGGGCATCGTGCACTCGCAAATAACTCTGCTGCATACACTGAGAAACCTGATATTGGTATTTTTATGGACGAATGGAAAGCACTTTACGATTCCAAATCGGGGGAACGTGGTATTTTCAATCGTGAGTCTGCTAATATGGCAGCAATCAAGTCTGGTCGAAGGGAGGTGGGTGACCACGAGTTTGGCACCAACCCTTGTTCTGAGATCATTCTTCGCTCTCGTGAATTCTGTAACCTATCAGAGGTTGTGGTTCGTGCGAGTGATAACCGCGAGACGCTACTTGAGAAAGTCCGTCTCGCAACTATTCTAGGAACGTTCCAATCCTCTCTAGTGAACTTCAAGTATATCTCCAAAGCTTGGAAAAAGAACTGTGAAGAGGAACGTTTGCTTGGTGTGTCTATGACTGGTATCATGGACAACAAATACACCAATGGTAAACTGGGCAACCTGCCAGATCTGTTAGAAGAACTGAAAGCAGAAGCAGTCAAGGTCAATGCTGAGATGGCTAAGAAACTCGGTATCAATCAGAGTGTTGCTATCACCTGTGTCAAACCGTCAGGTACGGTATCACAGTTAGTTGATGCCGCATCAGGTATTCATGCTAGACACAATCCGTTCTACATTCGCACTGTACGAGGCGACAAAAAAGATCCATTGACGATGTTTATGATTGACAAAGGATTCCCTGTTGAAGACGATCAGATGAATCCCTCACACACTTCTGTGTTTTCGTTTCCTGTCAAGGTAGACAAGAGTGCCGTGTTCCGCACCGATATGACTGCTATCGAACAACTGGAAATGTGGTTGGTCTATCAGAAACACTGGTGTGAGCACAAACCATCTGTGACGATCTCTGTGAAAGAAAACGAGTGGATGGAAGTGGGTGCTTGGGTTTATGCTAATTTTGATTATATGTCTGGCGTGTCATTCTTACCTTTCTCTGAACACACTTACAAACAGGCTCCATATCAGGACTGTTCTGAACCAGAGTATAAAGACATGTTATCTCGTATGCCTAAAAATATTAATTGGTTAGAACTTTCAGAATATGAAATGAGTGATATGACGGTAGGATCTCAAGAACTAGCTTGCGCAGCTGGTTTCTGTGAGATCGCATAATGGAAGAGTATAACTATACTCTAGAATGTCCGTCTTGCGAATGTGTCTGCGAATTGAAAGTTTTCGGTGAAGACGAACTTCCATGCAATTGTCCTATGTGCGGGGAAGATGTTAATGAAGAGTGGACTATAGCAGACTGATATATAATACCATGACTTGGTATTTTCAGAACAAATCTTATGAACCCACCGAAGAGGAACTCAACTCTTTGGTGGGTTTTGTGTATGAAATAGAAGAAAAAACCACTGGCATGAAGTATATCGGTAAAAAGTTTTTTTGGAGGTCTAAGATACTGCCGGTGACTAAAACCCGCAGGAGGCGCAAGAGAACGCTCGTAGAGAGTGATTGGCGCTCCTACTATGGGTCTAACGACCTTTTAAAAGAAAACGTTGTTAAGAACGGAGAAGACATATATAATAGAGTAATTTTAAAATTATGTAGAACAAAGGGCGACTGTTCTTATTACGAAGCTAAACTTCAATTCGAATATGATGTTCTATTAAATGATAAATACTATAACAGTTTCATAGGTTGCAAGATTCACGCAAAACATTTAACACATGATCAAATTTAAACAATTCCTCGACGAAGGGGTTAATGACCCCGCAATCTTCAAAGCAATCTTTCTCGCAGGCGGGCCTGGTTCAGGCAAATCTTTTATCGTCGGTCAGACCGCACTCACGGCATTGGGTATGCGTGTAGTGAACTCCGATGATGCTTTCGAGAACGCTATGAAAAAAGCAGGTCTAGAAATGGACCCCGAAAACATCTTTTCTGTCCAAGGTCAAGAACTGCGTGGCCGAGCAAAAACACTCACTGGTAAGAAACAAGAACTCTACCTTAAAGGTCGTTTGGGTATCGTGATCGACGGTACTGGTAGAGATTATGACAAGATTAAGAAACAGTCTGTGGAGTTACAGAGACTTGGTTACGACACCGCAATGATATTCGTCAACACTGACAAAGAAACCGCCTTGGCGAGGAATAGGGCCCGTTCTAGGTCACTTCCTGATGATGAAGTCGCAAAAATGTGGGGCGCAGTTCAGAACAATATTGGAAAGTTTCAGGGGCATTTTGGTAAGAATTTTATTGTCCTAGATAATAGTGACGGTGCAAATTGGAAGGCTGGTACCCAACAAGGGTATAAGTGGGCTAAAAAGTTTACTGAAAAGGAACCAACCAAACCAGTCGCTAAAAAATGGATTAAAAGAGAAACATCATGATAACTTGACAATCAAGTTTATTATGTGTATAATGAAGCTTAACTGGCCAGGGATAATAGTATATGGCAATTACTATGAAAAAACTAGAAGTATTTGAGATATTGAGTAAGGTATCTTCTGCTAAAACACGAAAAGACAAAATCAAAGTCTTGCAAGAAAATAATATAGTGCCTGTAAGAGATATTTTACAAGGCACATTTGATCCTAAAATTCAATGGAATCTTCCAGCTGGCAGTGTGCCTTACACTCCAAATAAAGAAGAATCCGTTCCTTCCACTTTACTCAAACAACATAGAAAATTAAAATATTTTGTAAAAGGTTTGAGAGAAAGTGAAACTCTTAATGCGTTAAGAAGAGAAAAGATGTTCATTGAACTTTGTGAATCAGTACACCCAGAAGATGCCAAACTCTTGGTGTCTATGATCAATAAAAAACCACTTGTGAAAGGATTAACAGAAAATTTAATTAAGGAGGCCTTACCAGATTTAATCTCAACTTAGTTATGTTTCCCAACAACTAGATAAAGGAGACTGCCTATGGTAGCAAATCAAATTGAAAGACTTAAAAAAGATTCTAGAGACCTTGGACATTATATCCATAAGTTAAACAAAAAAGGGAAATCAGAAGCAGCATATAAGATGCAAAAAAAACAAGCATTTTTAGAAGCTGCTATACAACAAGTTATTAGGGGGTGATCCTATCTATCGGGCACCCTACGGGGTGCCTTATTAGGAAATTATTATGCCAACATACGATATGAAAAATATGAAGACCGGCGAGATTAAAGAAATGTTTCTTAAAATTGCTGAGAAAGAAGAACTGGTTAAATTGGGAGAATGGGAACAAGTCCACCTTCAAGCTATGAAAATTGTTCGTACCACAACATCGTCACTATCTAAAACTCCAGACAGTTGGAAAGACCATTTAAAAGCTATCAAGAAGAATTCTGGTAAGAACAATACAATTAAAACATGAAACAACAGAAGCAAACTGAACAAATGAATATTCGGTTGGACAATCTAATTACTGTTGATCCAATAACCGAAAAACAAAAAAAAGTATTTTCTGCCTGGAGGGAAGGTGACCATCTTGCTCTCACAGGTACCGCTGGAACAGGAAAAACCTTCATCGCACTATACCTCGCCCTCGAAGAGGTTATGGACAAATCCACACCTTACGATAAAGTACAAATCATCCGCAGTGTCGTTCCTACGAGAGAAGTGGGATATTTGCCAGGCACATTAGAAGACAAACTTGATGCGTTCACCGGCCCGTATCGTGCAATATGTTCAGAGTTGTTTGATGATATGAAAGCATATGAAAAACTATCTCACAATAACTACATCGCATTTGACTCCACTTCTTATATCCGTGGTGTCACATATGACAACTGCATTATCATCGTTGATGAAATGCAAAATCTAAACTTCCACGAATTAGATTCTGTAATTACAAGAATTGGTCAAGCCACCAAAATTATTTTGTGTGGTGATTATCATCAATCGGATTTTAAACAAGAGAAAGATAAACAGGGCGTAAATACTTTTTTACAAATACTTGACAATATGAGGCATTTTAGTATAATATCATTTGGATGGGAAGATATTGTACGCAGCGACTTTGTGCGTGACTACATAATGACAAAAGAATGGATGGGAATAAAATAATGGAACACATTTCAAAAGCAATGAGAAGTTATCTCGAAGGACGAATGCAATACCATATTGCGAACTGGCACGCTTTTATCAACAATCCGGTTGGTGTGGCTGAACATGGTGACTTTATGGAAACATTAGAAAAAGAACTGGATAATGTAGCACGATACAGAGAGTTATTAGACGCTTTAGATTACGTCAGTGGGACGCCAGGCAATTTACCAAACATTTTGACTGAAGGTAGTAAGTGAAGTTTGTAGACCTGTCGGTTTTCGATAATGGTGATGATTTGATTGCGGAGGTGAGAAGAGTTTTTCCTCAATGTCCCCACCCCCAATCAATATCCAAAAGTATTTTATTGGCACTGTAGATTATATATATTCTATAAACGTAGAAAAGAAAGGTACGGAACATGAACAGAGAAGAAGTATTCGAAACACTCAAGATTGACGAGGGTGTGGAATATAAAGTATACGCTGACCATCTTGGTCTTCATACATTTGGTGTAGGTCATTTGATTACATCTGATGATCCTGAGTGGGGTCAATCCTTTGAAACCCCTGTGTCAGAAGAACGTGTGTGGGAAGCATTTGACAAAGATCTTGATACTGCTATTAGTGAGTGCAAAGTATTATTTGATGAGTTTGATGACTTCCCCGAAGAATCACAACAAGTTATTGTCAATATGATGTTCAATATGGGCAGACCTCGTTTGTCCGGTTTTAAGAAATTCTGTGCAGCAGCTAACGAAGGTGATTGGAAGACTGCCGCATTAGAAGGACGTGATTCAAAATGGTATCGTCAAGTAACTAACCGAGCAGAACGGCTCATGAGTCGATTGGAGGCAATCTAATGAAATATGTAAGAAAACTTTTAGGAGAAAGAACAACACTCGATGGCGCAATGTTAATCAGTGTTTGCGTTGCAGTAATTTTATTTGGTGGTATTGCGAAGATGTTGGCGTGGGGTGGTTTGGCATACGGCATTTGGACATTCTTAAAGACTGAAGACTGATGAGAAAAGACGTTCCTATAACAATAGAAAAGTACCTATCGTATATTGATATGCGTATGGAACAACTATCTGATGAAGCTTCAAAATGCAACAGTCAATACGATAGACTTTGGTTTAATAAAATTATTAGTGAGTTGCATTGGGCTAAATTAGGCAATGAAAATTGTTTTATGACTGAAAAAGAGGAGCGATAACTCATGGCAAAATCCCTTAGTTCCAATTCAACAAAACCTGATAGTAAACCTAAAGGAACATCGATTGGTAACGGACATTTTAAAAGATCTTCGTTGAACAAACGAAAGAAAGCGTCTTTCAAGAAATATAGAGGACAAGGAAGATAGAAAACTTTAGTTATGTTAAAAGTAACATATCTACTAATGTTAGTTGGTCTAAACCAAACGTTGATTTGTTACATGAAGTCATTATACGCAACATCGGATTTTTTAGAGATTATCCGTGTTTTGTTTATGGTGGATTTTTGCAAACCCCCGACACATGGGATGTCGACTTAATGGTGGTTACTGAAATAATGCCTGAAGTCGGAGATCATTGCGTTGGTTTATGCAATTCCGCTCATAGAGTTGGGCAGTTGCTTGACATCTCTATCATAACATCAGAGACATTCGAAAAACATCGAGAACAGACCGAATGGTTTAATAAGACTGGAGATTTTATACCAAACAACACTAGATGGTTTAAACCTCATGGTAAAGAAATATATAAAAATGGTGTTGATATAAGTAGTGATACGGAGTATGCGTTTATTTCAGAAAACTTATGGCAAATAAAAAGGTCGAAGGGGTTACCTGAGAAAATATATCAAAGAGGTAGGATAGCAGAGGCGATACCCTTCGTACCTTTGATCAACAAAATAAGGAATAATAGACGCAGAAAAGTGTAGATTCTTTAAAGAATTTGCCGCAAGAAAGTGGTGTTATCGTTGGCAATATGAACAAGACTATGCCTAGTATGGATGGAAGTTTAGATACTACTATCACTGGACTATGGTGTGTAAAAAACTAATACAAGGAAAATTTTGGAAAAAATAATGGCTAAGTACTCTAGATTCGATCCCAAAAACAAGAAGAAGAGAAACGATAAGTACAGGGCGGAAAAGAATAAAAAGAATAAAAATGATCCGTCATCTAAAAACGATTGGAACGAAGAAACCGAACGTTTATTACAAAAATATAATTATCGTTAAACACTGAACTTTGTTATGAAAAATTTAATATTTCAGTACTACATTCCCTATGAGGCGAATGATACTCATCTAGGCGGTGTTGAAATGCCTGAATGGGCTAAGACAGGTTCTAGGTGTACTAAAAAGTATGCAGAACTTTGTGGTGCTGATTACATGTTGCTTCACGATAGGTTCTTTCCGGACCTTGACCCCAGACTAGACTCCAGTAGGATTCACTACGACTCACAATTCTCCAAGTACGATAATATTTTGGTTCTTGACCTTGATATGCTTATCACCACCCGAGAAAATATTTTTGATATACCAATCGAAGATGTCGCAATGGTACATGAAGTTGGTGTTCATCAAAAGATGGGTGGATGGTTGTCGAAGGTAATGTATGTACCCCTTGACCAAAGAGGTATTATCGCCTATGGTAAAAAACTTTTTGGTGACGATTGGATGTTCCCTAAGTCATCATTATACCCACAGGAAAGGTGGAGATATATGAACGGCGGTTTACAACTTTGGTCAAAACAGGGAAGGGAGAAGGCCCGAGAACATTTTACTTCGCTAGATGATTATGTAATACACACAAGATACACTGAACAGATGTATATCAATCTTCAGTTATCACAATCTGTTTTTAAAGTGACAGAGTTAGACAATAAATGGAATCGACTTCCCTATCAATGGCCAGGTCAACCTGATGGATATATCAATCACTTCTTGGCACGTCATAAATTTAATATGCCTAAACTGGAAAAAAGAGGAATGTGTATATGATGTTCTTAGAATTGGCCGCGAATCGTAAGCGTGGTTTGAATTGGGACGCTGTAAACGTCAGTAGTAATTATGGTGACAAATCGGTAAAACTTCATGACCTAACTAACCTACCCATCAAAGGAATTCCCGATAATTTTTATGATGGAGTGTATTCAGAACATTTTATTGAACACCTATACAAGTATCAAGGCGTGAACATATTCAAAGAAGTTATGAGGGTGTTGAAACCGGGCGGTGTGATTCGAACTGTGTGGCCATCATATGATGTTGTTGAGTGGTTGATTGGGGAAGAAGATTTATCTAATCATCCGTTTGTTAAACATTACTATCAAAGATACATTGTTCAAGAAAGGTTCTGTGCTGCTGGTCATAAAAACAAAAGAATTCAAGAACAGGTTGCGTTAGGTCTTCTTTATCAGAAGGGCGAACATTTATATCTCTGGGGCAAACAAGAAATGATTGACACTTTATCATCTCTTGGTTTTCAGAATGTAAAAGAGTATGAATATGGCAAAAGTTCCTTGGCAGATTTTAATAATATCGATACGCCTGGTCAAATTCGTGCGATGCATTCTACCGTAGTTGAGGCTAAAAAATTATGGAAGTAACCATAGTAGTTACAGGTGATAACACTTTAAAACCGTTTTGGCACCCACTGTATTTTAAATATAAAGATGACCCCAAGTACCAAATTGTTTTTGCAAAGAACGTGATGAACGGTATTAATCACGCAAGATTTCCCAACGTGTTTGTAACAAATTATAACGCTATTCCAACCTACAGAATGATGACCGAATTTTTAGAATTAAAAAAGGGTCAGATGATATGTCCCTCATGGCATGAGTATATGCCTAATGATTTTGAAGGTGCTGAATGTGAAAATTCTTTCTCTGTTAATCGTGACCTATATAAAGGTGAATCGAAAAACGAATATATTAGAAAAAGAAACCCTGAAGTGATTAAAAAGGGAAAAATGTATTATTTAACAGGGGAATAATAAATGAAGAATATCCTTTCAAAATGATTAAATTAGTTTTATTTGATTTGGATGGTGTTTTAGTCGACGCAAAAAATATTCACTACGTGTCTTTGAACAAAGCTCTTCCTGAAGAATATGTTATCACTCTCGAAGAACACCGTAACATTTATGATGGTAGAAAGACCAAAGAAAAACTTCAGATGTTAACGGAATCTAAAGGCCTTCCTATAGAACTCCATGAATCTATTTTTGACCGTAAACAAAAAGAAACGGTTAAAATGATGCACACCCTGCCAATCAACACACATGCCTTAGGACTTTTCAAAGAGTTGGAAAATCAAGGATATGTTATTGGTGTGTGTTCCAACAGTATCCGCAGAACTGTCTTGACAGCGCTTGCGAAATCTGGTATTATAGAATATTGTTCAGTGATTCTATCGAATGAAGATGTAAAGAACTCAAAACCTCATCCGGAAATTTACTGGAAAGCGATGTCGATGATGGGTTGTCTTCCCGAAGAAACAGTAATCATTGAAGACTCTCCACCCGGCCTTCTTGCCGCAGAACGATCAAGAGCTTCATATATAAGAGTACAGAGTCCTAAAGAAGTGACTAGAGAAAATATTATGCCTAAATTAAAATCAGAAAAAATTAAAAACTACTGGAGTGATGAAAAATTAAATGTACTCATACCGATGGCTGGTGCGGGTTCTCGATTTCAACAAGCAGGATACACATTTCCCAAACCTTTAATTGATGTTAACGGCGAACCTATGATTCAGGTTGTAGTCGAAAACTTAGGACTTGATGCCAATTATATCTTCGTGGTGCAGAAAGAACACCGTGAAAAGTTTCACCTCGAAAACATGTTGCCCCTGATTTCTCCTGATGGTCGTGACTGTAAGATAATAGAAGTGGATGAGATGACTCAAGGTGCCGCATGTACCGCATTACTAGCAAAAGAATATATTGACAACGATTCACCTTTATTCTTTGCCAATAGTGATCAATGGGTTGATTGGGATCCAGTTCAGTTCATGTACGATATGCAAGAGTCTGATGCTGATGGTGGTATCGTTATATTTAAAGCAACACATCCTAAGTGGTCTTATGCTGCCGTAGATATGAAAACGGGTTTAGTAACAGAAGTTGCAGAGAAGAATCCGATCAGTGATTGTGCAACCGTAGGTTATTATTATTGGAAACACGGTTCCGATTTTGTCAAGTATGCAGAACAGATGATCGAGAAAGATATTCGTGTCAACAATGAGTTCTATGTGTGTCCTGTGTTCAACGAAGCAATTGCAGACGGTAAAAAGATTCGAACAAGTACTGCGAAAGAAATGTGGGGATTGGGAACACCTGAAGATTTAGAATATTTTATAAAGGAAAAATAAAAATGTCGATAGACAAATATCTAAAAATGCAATTCGATCATTATGAAAATGCGGCTTCTAAATGGTCTTTAAAAAATAAAAATCCGGTTGTTGGTGGATATGATAAACATAATTTATGGGAAGATTATGATACTTTTCTGTTTAAAAATTTTATCACTAACGATTTGGTTGCTTTAGATTACGGAACTGGCCCAGGAAGAAACATCATTAAGTTTAATAATAGATTTAAAAGAATTGATGGTGTTGATATTGGAAAAACAAATATAGAAAACGCAAAGATAAATTTAAAAGGTGCTGGTATAGAGGACAGTAACTTATACGTATGTGATGGAAAAACCACGCCAGTTGATGATGAATCTTATGACGTTTGGTTTAGTGTTATCTGTTTACAACACATCGCCAGTTACGATATTAGGTATTCTATTTTAGAAGATGCTTACAGAGTTCTCAAACCAGGCGGTCATATCTGTTTCCAGATGGGATATGGTGGAAGAGATGTGACAAGTTCAAATTATATGACCTATATTAGGAACAACATTATAATGACGGCTGGTTATTATGATAACGATTTCTCAGCGAGAACTACAAATGGATTTCATGATGTTAGTGTTACTAATGAAAAACAAGTGATTGGAGATCTAGAAAAGATTGGGTTCAAAGATATTCTTACTGATTTAAGACCCACCGGGCCTGGGTGTAGCCACAAACAATGGATATACTTTCAGGGAACAAAATAAATGAAAGTAGCGGTGTGCGTATCTGGTGTTCCTGAAAGTAGATATAATCTTCAGGTAAGAAACAATCGGGTTTTAAAAGAAAAATTTCCTGATGCGGATTTTTATTACGCCACTTGGAAAGGTAGGGAAGAACTATTCTATAAACATTTTCCAGACGATAAGTGTGAAACTTTTCAAGAGCCAGTAATGTTATACCACCCTTATATGGATATTAAAGATTTTTCATCTAAAGATTGGGAAGAAACAAAAGCTTGGGTCATTAGAGCTAATAAAATAGAATGGACTAAACATCACACAAAACAAATTTTAATTCATTCAATGTTAGTAAACACTCTAAAAGAAAAATATGATATAATAGTCAGAACAAGATTTGATGCTTTTATATGGAATAATAATAGAGTAGATTTTACACCCTATCTTGTAGATTCTTATGAAAACAATAGAGCGAATTGTTTTGCAGTAACCATAAAACCACAGTTTAAAAAACTTTATGAATCAAACTATGTTAACAATCCAAAAATGAGAAAGTGGATACTAGACCAATTGATTATTCATCCTCGTTCATTTTTCAATCATGATGATGTAACAAAACTTCATACAGAAAAAAGATTGCGAGCGGCTGAATATGGTTGGCATCAAATCATAAGTGAACCCTTCGGCAACAATCATAGAAATTGGCATGGATGGGTTAATCACGATAAAAATGTGATGGTTGAATTTATTAAAGAAGGTTAAAATACATGAATATAATTTTACAACACTATCATGGTGAACTTGGTGAACTAGAAAAACTATCTGTCGATAACATTTCTAACTATGCTAAGAAATGTGGTGGTGAATATGAATTGGTGTTAGGACAACCAATGGGAAAAGAACTTTCTGTTCAGTCTCAAAAATTGTGTGCACTCTCCGATAAGTATGATGATTATGATATGGTTGTTATGTTAGACATTGATATGTTCGAAAGAAAAAACCAAAAAGAAAACATCTTTACTGATGTTGAAGGCATTGGAATGTATGCAAGCATACAACAATCGTTACACCGCAGTTTGGTTAGAAAATTCCCACTTTTGGGTAGTATGTCATACCCATATTGGGGCGGTGCAATATACAGATTTAACAAAGAAGAAAGGAAAAGATTGCGTAAAAATATTGATATAAATGAACTGGCAAAATTTAACTCATCGTACTATGATGAGGGGTGTATGCATCGATTAGCGCATTTATCAGGCCTAAAATTCTCAACGCTGCCTGGTGAATATAAATGGTGTCATTGTTCTTATAGAGAAGGAATAGAAAACGCTGCTCTTATTCATATTCGAACAAAGGTAACACCAACCGGACCAAAAAGAAAGAAAATAGAAAATTATAACGAATTAGTGAGAAGGGGTTTAATATGAATGTTCTTATTACTGGGCACTCTGGTTTTTTAGGCGACCACACCGCAAAGTATTTTATTAATAAAGGTCACAAAGTATTTGGTCTTTCAAGGTCTATTAGACAGAACTGCGAATATCAACAATATGCTTGTGACATTCTGGATAAAAATAAAGTTTCTCAAATTGTCAGTGAAAAATTCATTGGACAAATAATTCACATTGCAGGTAAACCTATTGTTGCTGATTGTGCAAAAGACCCCTTTAATTCTTTTATGATTAATGGGTTAGGTACTGCTTCTATTTTAGAAGCAGCAAAGTTTGCTGGATGTGAAAAAACTATCGTGATTGAAACCGACAAGGTATATGGTTTTCAAGAAGAGGTGCCTACCAAGGAAAATGCTACACTAAATCCTAACTCACCCTACGAATTTTCTAAAGTCTTGGCGGCACAGTTCTGTGATTTTTATAGAAAACAGTATCTTATGGACATTGTAAGTGTGCGCCCAGTTAACATATTTGGTGCGGGAGATTATTCTTATAGTAGAATTATTCCTAAAGCTATGAAATGTATTCGGGAAGGTAAAGGTATTCCTGTACACGAAGAAGGTGATAATATATTTCGAGATTTCATCTATGTAAAAGATGTCGCTGAAATGATTTATATTTTAGCAACTGAAAAGACCAAACATCAGGCTTATAATTTAAGTTCCAATTCTTCTATATCTATTAGTAACCTTGCTAAAAATATAACTAAAATTTTGAAACATGACGTTGGACCTATTACAGTTAAAAAGCCCGGAAACTATAAAGAAATTCCTTATCAATCCATTGATGGAACCAGATTCAATCAAGAGTTTGGGTATGAATTCACACCATTTGAAACGGCCATTAAAGAAACCTACGATAGTTATTTCGCATGAAAAATCTAATATACCAATATTATGACGGCAAAGATTTGCCCGGAACACGAGCTTCAGTGAAATCAATGAAGGAATATGCCAAAAAAATTGGAGCAGAACACCTCTTCGAACAAGATTCCAAATGGTTAATTAAACAAAATAGAAATCTAGGTAAGTTTACCCCACACTATGGACAATTCAAAGTGGTTTATGACGAATACTTTGAACAGTATGATAATGTACTTTTCTTAGACACAGATATATTTCCAGTTGACGGATTAGATGAAAACATATTTGACATACCCATAAAACACATCGGACTTTGTGAAGAAAAGTTACAACCCGATATGAGGAAGAAGTATACGGTTGGCAGGATTAACAATGTTTCGGATGAACGGTTCGGCACCTTAATAAAAAACATATACAATAAAGAGTTGCCTCGTCGTAAAGATGGGTTAATGAAAGTTTATAATTCTGGTGTTGTGTTGTACACAAAAGAAGGGAGAGAATATTGCAGAAAGAATTTCGTAAAATTTGAAACCTTTTATAAATTCATTATCTCCGCTGGAATTGATAGTTTTTATGCGTCCGACCAAGGTTATCTTCATGCTATGTTAGAAGTTGCTAATTTAGAATGGACTGCCCTTGATTCTGGATGGAATAGTTATGTGCATTACTTGCCGGAAACTACTGGTCCCCGAAGACCTGTTATAGATACTAGAACAGAAAATACAAAATTTGTGCATATACAATTGCGTGGTGCTGATGACTACGATTATGATAAGTTGTGGAGAATCACCAATCTAGAAGAGACAAGGTGGGGAATATATTAATGAAAATTTATGAATATAAAAATTACGAAGATTATGTAGAATGGCAAACAAAGGTTAATAAAATTAAATTAGATTGGGTTTATGTTCGAGAAAATGTAATTGAAATTATCTGTAAAAAAAGTGCCTTTGCGGGTTTTATTATATGTCATGGAACGAGAAATGGCGCTGAACAAAAATTCTTTAAGAAAAGATTTCCTGAAGCATACATTATCGGAACCGAAATTAGTGATACGGCTTCTCAGTTTGAAATGACTATTCAACATGATTTTACTATTCCCAAAGAAGAATGGATAGGAAAAGCTGACATATTGTATTCAAATTCTTTTGATCATACAATAGAACCAGAAAAAACTATAATGACGTGGAAAGATCAATTATCTCCTTCCGGAGTACTTTATTTAGAATATAGTGAATCAGATTCGGTTTGTGAAGCCGCCGATCCACTTTTAGCTACTCAAAATGAAATTGAAAGTCTTATTACAAGTAAAGGTATGACTATTATTGAAAAATTTTTAGGAAGTAAAACAAGCACAGTTTTAGTTTGTAGGAGAAACAATCAATGATAAATGCCAAATTAGACCATGTAAAAACATTACCTGAATTTTATACTGAAATACGAAAACAACACGAAGAGGCTCACGGGATCGACTATTGTTGGCAACATGATGCCATGCAAAGATTAATGAAGTCGTGTGATAGTTATAAAGAACTTGGAACACATCAAGGTGCAAGTGCAGCCGCGGCCTGTTTGACTAATCCCAAGTCTGTAACTTTAGTCGATATAGATATGCACCGATGGAGACCCTTCGAAAACTTATTTAATGATTACTGTAAAGAAAATAATATACGACTAACTGTTAAAGAAATGTCTTCCACTGATACCAAAACTTTGAGTCCAACCGATTTACTTTTGATTGATAGTAATCATCAACCAGCTCACCTGATACAAGAACTAGAAGTACATAAAAGTACTATTAAAAAGTACATTGTTCTTCATGATACTTCTAGATTGTTTGGAAGAGCGGATGATAGATTATATCGTGTCGCAGAAAGTTTTTGTTCTGGTATAACTCCGTGGCGAATAAATTTTCGAGAAAAAGCAAATGTCGGTTATACTATTTTAGAAAATACATTAAACACGTAATCACATGAAATCATTTGTTATAACAATTAAGTCGAACCCAAAATCAGTTGCAGTGGCTGAACGTTGTATTAAATCTATGCCCGGTCACAATGTTAAAATGTTTGATGCGTTTACCCCCAAAGACGATCCACAAAAATTATTTAAAGAGAAGGGTTTGCCTACAAAAAATTTTATTGAAAAGTTTTCATATTTCGAATCTGGTTTATCAGCATTCCTTTCTCACTACACTCTTTGGGAAAAATGCGTCGAAGACAATGTTGAATATCAAATATTCGAACACGATGCTGTTGCAATAAATAACTTGCCTTTACATATAAATTATGATAAGATAATATCTTTGGGTCAACCTAGTTACGGAAAATACAATACACCAATGTTTATTGGTGTAGGTCCGTTAACTTCTAAACCATACTTTCCAGGAGCACACGCCTACCGACTTAAACCTGATGGTGCAAAACTTCTTATCGAAACAGCTAAAGAAATGGCCGGTCCGACTGATATTTTTCTACGAAGGCAATTATTTCCTTTTTTACAGGAATTTTACCCATGGCCGGTTATGGCAAACGATTCATTTACGACATTACAAAAAGAAGCTGGGTGTCTAGCAAAACACAATTGGAAAGGGGGAAGGAACTATGAAATCTTACAGTAAATGTTTTATTACTGGTTGTGACGATAAAACAGAATGGATGTTGCCTTGGTTTCTAAAAAACTACCTCAAACATAACGACACACCCATTGTTCTTATGGACTTTGGATTAACAGAAGAAACACGTGCTTGGGCATATCAAGTTAGTGGATTTGACGATGTCATTCCTATTAAAAAAGGACAAAAAGTGGCTTGGTTTTTAAAACCAGCAGCTCTTCTAAAAATAAAAAGTGAATATGCGTGTTGGTTAGATACTGATATTCAAATTTTAGGTGACATGTCGGGAGTGTTTAGATATGCAGAAGAAAAAACATTAGCGATGGTTGAAGATAAACCTTGGTCAATACGAACCGGCGAGACTTGGCATAACAGTGGTGTGGTTGCGATAAAGAATAAACCTCAAATTTTAACGAGTTGGGCCCAAGCGTGTATTGACAACCCCATACAAGGAGATCAAGAAACTCTTCATTCACTAATACGTGATAATCCGATATTGCGTATCGGAACTATTGTTTCGTTACCTAATATATACAACTGGTTAAGGGTTCAGTTGGAAAACGACGGACACGA